TAATTATTTCCAGTCGTTGCCACTGTCTAAGTTGATTTCAATAACTTCGTCGTTGTTGCTCTGTGATTCTTTAACCAGTTTTTCAAGATCGCCTTCTAGACGAGACATTACCTCGCCTAGTGTAAATGCCAACTTTTTAGCTTGTTGAATATCCATTCGGATTTCTTTTTGCCGACCTGCATCAGCTTGTTTAACTTGATTTATAAACTGCTGTAAAGGTATAGGGTTTAATGGTTCAACGGTTGGCACGGCGCAATTCCTGTTTCATATCAAATTCTGTTTTAAATGGTCCTTTGGTATCATAGCGTTCAACTGTGATCAGCTTTGGACAAAAGCTTTTAACCCAGCCTTTGCTGAAACGGATAATATAATATCCTGCACAGTATACACTCTTTGAATTCTTGCTTTTTGTAAAAAGAGGCAGTTTTCTTTTTACGTCATACATTCTGTTGTATGCAACAGACCGAGAAGGATATCCGTAAACATCATATGAGTTCTTGCTTTGAACCGGATCATTTTCAAATTCGGTCTTTCCTAGCTTTTCTTCCAGCTGTCTCATATTATTGAAAAATTTAATATCGCCGCTGGTTGTGTTAAGCATATATTTTTCGTCATCTAAACTCAGTGTACCAATTCTAACACCTTCGTCTTCGACTATCCAGAAACGATCTTTTAATATAGTTTTTGCTTTAACGGTCATTTATTATACCTTGCTTGTAATGGTTCTGCAAAACTCTGTGCTTGGTCTGCAATACGCTGCATATCCCAACGAGCACAGAATTTCATGAGACGCATACCCACTTGTGAAACGTTTTTTGGCTGTACTGTGCTGATTTCGCTGTCAATTATTTGTTTAATATGATCGGGCTGCGCAGTAAGATCACACAGCACAACATTGCGATTGTAGTCGTCTAATACACGATGTTCTACACCATTGTGATCTACCCAACGCTGAAGCATCATGTTGTTCCAGTTGTAACCTTTAGTTTGTTTGTCTTCAAACGCTTCAATTAGTCCAACTTTGTTCTTTGTGCCTTTCTTGCGAACACCTGGATATGCTGAAAACACATTATCGCTTGTATCGCCGCGCATACACTTTTCAAACAGCATAAACGCAGGATCAGGAGCAGGCTTTGCTTCGCCTGTTTTTTTGTCTATAACAGGCTTGCCGTTATCATCAAAGTAACCTTCGTGTGTAATAGTAGTGTTACTCACGCCGTTGTACTGCTTTACGTTAGGCGCAATCAACTGTGCAAAGTCACCGTCTGTTGAAATAATAACGTGATTGTCAGTAGGATGCATTTGTACCCAACCAGCAATTAAATCGTCTGCTTCTAAATGCGGATGGCGTATTACAGTACAGTTTGTCTTGTTTGTAACAAAATCTTTAAACTCGTCAAAGATCTCCCAGAAGACACGATCCTCTTCTTCTTCTTTTGCGGTCATTGCAGCACGAGCTTCTTTTCTGTTGCGCTTATAAGGCTCGTAAAAGTCCTTGCGCCATGACCTTCCTTCCAAGCAAAACACAACATGATCTGCACCAAAGTCTCTCCATGCCTTCTTAATTGAACTCAGTGTGATATGCAGAGCCATGCCCACCTTGGTATCAATGTCCCCGCGTACAACGTGTCGTGCTCTAAAAAAAACATTTGCCGTGTCGATTATTATATATGTGCTCATGATACTTCGGATTTTCCTTTGTCAATTGGTACTACGTTAATATAGCCTGAACCGCGGTCTGTGTCAAGTCCTTCTTCAGCTAGCATGTTGAAAACTATATCACGAAACCATCTATCAACTATTTCTTCTTCCGGATCCTGTGCTGTTCCATAGCCATTGGCAATCAAATCTTGAATGAAAAGATCATTCCAGTCAAGTTCAAAAAATCCGTTGCGAATGTTTTCTTGATTTACTTTAACATCAAGAACATTGATCCAAGGTTCGCCGTTAGCTGTTGCACGATCTTTGGGTGACATTTTAGCCAGTTCTTCTTCTTTTGTTGCAGCTTCTGCTGCCTGTTCAGCTTCTGCTGTTTGGTCTTGTAACTCAGCAATACGGTCTTCCGCTTCTTGACGGCGTAGAGCAGCAGCTTCTGCTGCCTGCTCCATTTCTGTAATACCTAGCTTGTCCTTAATCCATTGCTTCATAAATCTTTCCTTATTTTTTCAAACTGTTCGTCTGTATGTATACCTTTGCTGTACTTGGCAATTTTATCAAGTTCCCCAGGCATTTCCGAATCTAAATATTCATCTAGTTCTTCATCTAGTTCTTCATTAGGAGACTTTTTTCTAAATCTGTTTTTTATGATATCTATTAAATCAAATATTCCGTCTAAATACATTTTAATCTCCCCATTTAACTACTAGATTATATCCTGCTGTTTTAATCTTATTTTCATAAAACATAGTCTTTTCATACAGGTCTTTCATTTTTATCCCTATAACAGGATGAGTTTCTTCAGGATCATACGTTTCTGAACATCCGTGCCAAAATCTGCCGTGGTACAGATAAACAGTATTTGTTTCAAAATCAAAACCGTCTACAGTATAGTGTACATCCTCTAAGAATATCTGTCTACTCTTTACTTCTAAACTATCGAGCCAAGCAGTTTCACTTTTGCTTACACTTGCTTGATTACCCCAGTGTGGCTTAAAATTTTTAATAGCATGTTCTCTAAATACTTCTTTATTTTTTTCTTTTGAGCACTTAGGACACGCCTCATTAACTACACCCTTTCCAGTTAAACTTCTAATCCATTGACTAAATTCTCCGTGAGATTTACATTCGACTATCATTTTTCTTTTTTCTTTTGGATCAAATCTAGCATTGTCTAGTATGTATTTGTCTTGCCAAACTTTTTTTATTTGTTCGATTCTTTCGTTTATTGTTTTAGTCAGCGGCGGCTTTCTATTTTTATGATATCCTTTGCTACAACAATATTTTTTTGGTTTTATTAATTGCCATCCATAAAGTTCGTTTATTCCGTGCTCACATTGATAACGATATCTGTAATCAACTCCTTTGTATTCATTTATTAATAAATTGATGTTTGGATTAGATTGTTTTACCTTTTTAACAAATGTTTCTTTTGTAAATTTATTTTTTGGATTAGTCATAATATTCCCCATTTATTTCTTAAAAATATTTATCTTTTTTGTTAATAAATGGGGAATACTTTATTTTTTACGTACCCCAAGCATTGCCAAACAGCGAAATATGCATCCTTGGTGAGAATCTCCATCCTCTTTCCATACAAAGGTGTGCCACTTGTTTTTCATTGAGCGTATACTCTTCACTTCTGCCACCCAACGGCATAATGTACACAGGGCATTCCACACCTGCATTGCGATACTCTTCAACAGCTCTACCAGCTTCATCAAAATCTGCGTGATCAGCACAAACAAATTTAAGATAAAGGTCACTGCCGTCCACATCATAATATTGGCGAGCAACATCGGGCCTAATAGCATCCTCCCAAGATTCTCCACTAACGGAGAGTTTAGGCGAGCAACTGAAGGTAAAAGCAAGTCGCTCGTGGCCATTGATGTATTGTAGTAAATCTCCGTGAAGTTTTTGAGTAGTGTTTGTTTCAATTGTAACATTTTTCAAGTCCTTCATTTTAGGATGTTCAAACAGATCAACATACAGTCTCTGCCAAGCAAGTAGAGGCTCACCGCCTGTTAGGATAAGATGAATATCTTGTCCATTTGCCATAGTCCACCGACCTTCTGGCAACAAGCTTAATAGATGATCCACAACTTCGTCAACCGTTGCCAGTTTGTTGAAGTGTTTAAACTCAGGATAGATGCTTGCGTATGTGTCGCAGCCTGTGTGCACAATGGGCAGGTCTGTAAACTTTTCTGTAGTTTCATGTACACCTGCATCCAACAGTGCTTTGACTTCTGGATTATAGCGTTCGCCCTGTGCTTGCTTTTCTGCTCTGCTAGGTTCTCCTTTGTCTAGACCAAAATTCATACATCGGAAATTACAACCAAAGGTGCGTAAGAATACACTTGGCACACCTACAAACTTGCCTTCGCCTTGTACTGAGTAAAATGCTTCTGAATATCTTAAATGTTTCATCTTGGAGCAAACTCCTGTTGCAGTTTGATATTGTCAAAGAACTCTTTTTTAGTACTTGCATCATCGCCAAATGCACCTTTAAGAACAGTTGTCTGTGTAAGACTTGAATGTGCCATGATGCCTCTATTTTCGCAACACCCGTGCTGAGCCTGTACATAAACACCTACATTTTCACTGCCAGTTGCTTTTTGTATTTCACGAGCAATGTCTACAGCAAGTTC